ATCGAGGCGACAGAGTTCGGAAAGGAGAACGCCGTTGACGATTGAGGTTTCCTTGCTAATCTCCGGAGTGTCGGTTGCATTCGCAATCTTTTTCGGAATCTGCTCAAAGCAGAGGAACGACAAAAAAGACACACAGGAAGAAACGGAGAGACGAGCAGAAAATGACACAATGGTGGTTGTGAAACTTGAGAACATCGCAGACGACATCAAGGACATCAAACGGGAATCAAGAGAGAACCGTGAGGAGATGAAACAGTTGAGAGAGCGTGTTGTCATTGTGGAACAGTCACTCAAGAGCTATCACAAGAGACTGGACGGAGAACAGCATTCCGACCGATAACAGGAGGGCAGGAAACGGGCAAGAATCAACCTCACAGAAAAGAGGCAATACATGAGAATGACAGAACAGGAACGACGCATCAGAATCCGGCATCTGAAAAGAATGCATCGGATAAGAGAGCGAAAAGAGAGACATGACAAAAAGGTGTCCGGTCTGTTCATGAAACGTGTTGTATTCACTTTGATTCTTGCAGCATTTATCTTTACAGTCGTGATGATATTTGTGTTTTTGCGGATGGGTTCAGAACCGTCGACACTGATTGAGAATGTATTCAGATTTCTTTCGGTTGAGGGCGGTGCAATGGCACTCATTAAGTCCGTGAAAACGGTCAAGGGAACAAAGTCAAACGGAGAAATACAACACAATGACGAACCGGAACAGGATGACGAGGAGGTACAAGGATGAAATACATCGTCGAGAATTGGTTTGTGATTGTGGGTCTGATTGCGGTATGTGCAGCGGGAGGATATGCAGTATATGTTTTCGTGAAAATGCCGTCAGACAAACAGTTGAACAAAGTGAGAGAATGGCTGCTCTATGCAGTCACAAAGGCAGAAAAGGAACTGGGAGGCGGTACAGGTCAAATCAAACTGCGATATGTATATGATATGTTCGTCGCACGGTTCACATGGCTTGCGAGAGTGATTTCGTTCGAGGCTTTTTCGATGATGGTCGACGAGGCACTTGAGAGAATGAAAAAGATGCTTGAGAGCAACAAGGCGATGCAGACGCTTGTGAGCGGTGAGGCAGGTGAGACGGTTGAAAAGGATATGTGATTTCGTAACCGGAAACATGCAAACAATCATGTTGATATATGCAATCGTTGCGGTCATCGTGTGGGTGGCTGTCAATTTGTTCTTTTGGAAAATCTCTCTCGATTTAGAGAAAGAGGTTCGAGAAGAAATGAGAGACTATAAGGATTGTGATTTCAACAATACAGACGAGGCAAAATTCGGGAAATACATTACAAGGTTGACCGGATTCATTATTTCAATACCCGCTGCGTTGATGTGGTGGGGTACGCCTCTAATCGTCGGAGGCTTGATGCTATACGACAAGATACAAGAAAAGAATCCGGAATTATGCGGATTCACAGCAGAAGAATTTGACAAGGAGGAAAACAAATGATTTCAAATTGCGGACATGATGAAAATAACAGATACAGAGGAGGAAAAGCAGGAGACCAGACAGGTACAGAGTGGAGGGTTATAAATTGGTATAACAGACCGTGGAAATGTGTTCTCCGTCATCCGAATGCGGATGTGAGAGCGATGATTGCAAGCATGGCAAAGGCAGCAGCAAACAACAACCTCATAGGATATGACCAGTCACAGAGGGGTACATTTTGGACGAACCTTGCAGATTCCAACTACGACCCTGCACAGATTACAGTCGCATGTGAGGCAGACTGTTCATCCGGTGTCGCTGCAATCGTAAAGGGAGCAGGTTACAGACTGGGAATTGACGCACTGAAAAAGGTGAGTACGGCTTGTTATACTGGAAACCTGCGGGCAGCACTCAAGGCAGCAGGATTCGAGGTGCTGACAGAAAGCAAATATCTGACATCGGATGCATATTTATTTGCGGGAGACATTCTCCTCAACGACAACGCTCACGTTGCGACAAATCTGACAACAGGTTCAAAAGCGTCCGGAACATCAGCACCGAGCAAAAGCATCAATGAAGTAGCGAAAGAGGTCATCAACGGAAAGTGGGGAAACGGTAGCGACAGAACAAACCGCCTCGCAGCAGCGGGATATGATGCAAAGGCAGTTCAGAACGAAGTCAATAGAATTTTGAGATAGCAGGAGGAATAAACATGTTATACTATTTAGGCAAAGGAACAGAGTTCAAGAAAGAGGACTGCAAAGAGTACAAGAAACTTGATGCAGCATTAAGGGCAGCAGCAAAGGACGAGAGCCTCGTTGTTTGGGATGAAACCGGAAAGGCCATCGGTTCGCTCACGGATGATGTTCCGGAGGGAGCGTTGCAGACAAATCCGGACGGCAGTGTCAACACATACGATGCGGACGGAAACAAGACCGGAACAGTAGACGCAGAGACACTCAAGGAAATGACAACGGTCAATGACGATGTGAGCGAACTTGCAACCGGAGACAATGAGCAGGAAACATCGCAGAAGAACGCAGAGGACGACGAGAACGCCTCAAACGAGGACAAGGCGACAAATCCACCGACCGAACAGGAAAACGGCGAAAATGGAGCGAATACAGAGGCAGACGAGGCAACAGAGGACGAGCAGGAGGACAAGGTCATCATCCCGCAGGGCAAAATGAGAGTGACTGTCGTTTGCGATGGTTCACTCAACATCAGACGTTCAGCAGCGTGGGGCAATGATAACATCTGCGGTCGTGCTATCAGAGGACAGTCATATTATGTGAAAGAGATTCATGTTGTGGACGGAAAGAAGATGGTCAGAACAATCGGCGACCTTTACCTCTCCGGAGAATCGGAGCATGTACAATTCGAGCAGTTATGATATAATAAAACAACGGGAAACAAGACGGGGTTTTATGTGTAAAACACAGGTAACGAACAAACGCTTGAAAAATGCCCGAAAATAGGCGTTCGGAGTTATCAAAGAGATAATATGTGCTACTTTTGGAAGTTCGGGAAATGGCTTATTTGCTGGATTTCAAGAGTTGTGGGTGTTGCTGAAAAGTGCTTGATTTGGGTAGATAAGTAACAAACAAGCAACTTAAAAATAACATACAATAGACATATATATGTAAATTATTAGGGATGTTTTCCATCAGATTTATCTGGTTGGGAGACATCCCTTTTGCATGTTTCTACAAGCGATGCATTTGCTGATGAATATTGGATGATAGTGCTTGCACTAGCAGACAATAATTCAACGGTAAATATAGCGCGACAGCGCGATATGAGCAAGATTACGAAGTAATCTGCGAATGAATCGCTTAATACTAAATCATTCATAATAAAAATCCTTTCTGTCAGCGAAAGTAACTTATAAGCATCATTTAGCTTATATTAGGTTTATTGCTTTAACTAATTCTCCTATATCCATATGGGTATAGACTTTTTCTGTTAGAGTCATGGCACCGGCGTGACCAACTATCTTTTTAATTGTGGTTTGATCCACACGTGCATCTGCAAGCATTGATATACAGGTGTGTCTACAACAATGTGGTGTTCGTTCAATATAGAGATTCTTCATTAGTGGTTTGAAATAGCTATCATAATAATTGCGATATAAGAAGTGCTTACCATCATCTGTATGAAGCAGATAATCTGAATCAATGCCATCATTAAACCAGCCTTTGTAAAATTCTAATACTTTATTTGCAATAGGCACCTTACGGATTCCATTTTCAGTTTTACTGTCAATCACATCAAAGTATTGCTCCTCAAGATGAACATTTTCTTTTTTTAAGTCTAGCAATTCTGATATTCTCACACTATTGTAAATCAGCATTAGTACAATCTGATAATACTTGTCATCTTTCATAGTCCATAGCTTATCAATTTCATCTTTTGTTAGTCTGTCTCTATCGGCTTTGTTTGGATTGCGATTCTTATATTTAAGGATATCAACAAATTCAGAATAGTCTTTCAGTGTAAGCTCATGCTTTAAGCGGATTGCATATGAAGTGAAGAAAAAACTGAAAGATCTGGCGTTATTTTTGGAACAATTGCGAAGTCATTTTATCTGTATAGAATATGTG